CACAGATAGGACATCTGAAGTTCGCGGTGTATGGTTGGTTACTTTTTACTACGTACCGATCAAGCCGGTTAGAGATAATACCAACATACTTCCTATCGATCCACTCACTCATTATATGTCCATTCATTAGCGGCTACACCGCAGATCATACAGACGTATAGAGCAAATGTCAACTAGGAGGAGACCACTTTCTGGTTTTTATATCGTAACCAACTGGGTTGACAGTCTTAATTTCAACCAGTTCTTTAGAAGTGAGTATTAGCTTGATGTGCTTTTGTGAAATTTTGACGATGTTACTGCAAAGGTAGGTTTTAGGATCACGGCTAGTCTCTTTAGTACCATCAGGGTTAGTGATGGTACTTCCTTCGAACCATACGGTGACTTCGTACTCTTTCTTGAATAGAGAGAGTAGCCAATACCAAAAACGACTCATGCTACTTGCTCAGCTTTTCGTTGAGCTCTTTAATCATGTTGTCTTTGGTTTTACGCTTGTCAAGTTCAACACCAAGATCACGGCCAAGCTCTTCGAGCTTTGCTTTGGTCAACTTCTTGAGCTCATCCTTAGTGGGAATGTCATCGAGTTTGTCTTTGACCTTTTGCTTGACTTCGTCGATCTTATCTTCGATCTCGTCAACAGCGTCCTCAACTTCTTCAACAATATCCTCAACCTTGTCGTGGTTGTTGTACATCCAATATGCCACACCAACTACAAGAGCAAGACCAATAATAATAAGTTCCATTATAACCTCCAAGTTACATAAAATACTGACTAGCTAAACCAACAAATACTGAACCAAGTATCAACCAAAAAGTCTTCTTAATAACATCGATAGTACGAGCGTTGTCATTTACTTTATCTTCGATACTATCTAGCTTCTGAGAGAAACGATTCATCCTATCATAATTAGCATGATTGTTCTTCTCAATGGCAATCAACTTCTCTTCGGCTCTCGCCAAAGATATCATAGCATCAGACAACTTATCGATTTTTTCTTCGATACGGTCAAGACGCGAATTCTGCGTTTCTTTTACAACGGCCATACAGTCCTCTATTTAATCTCTATACCTAAAAACGAACCGGTCTCCACAACCTTTTCAGTGTCCTCAGGAAGATCAGACTGCTTGGCAATACTATCTTCGTAATAAACAATCAAACTTTTTTGCTGTCCTATATATCTTTTTAGGTCAGCCATGTTTAGCGATAAATTCTCATAGTGCGGCACACTTATAGCAAAAAACACTATATCACCGTTCTCACTTTCGAACCTTGACAGGAACTCCTCCAGGTTTTCCTCGTTCACAGCATAGAAGTACACAGGATGCATAGTCACACCCTTAGGATGTGGCTGCAAAGGTATCTTCTTTTCTACGTATTCGGTCTTAACTACTACTTGTGGATCTATAGTTCCACATGCAACCATACTACTCGCTATCAGTACTAGGGCTAACCACTTCAGCTGGTTTGTCACTGGTATACTCCTCAAGATCCTGTCCAAGTTTAACAACTGCATTGTTTACTCTTTTCTCAATCATACCAGGCTTCTTTAGAGTCAAAGCGGTAAGATCGTGTCTACGTAATTTACTAATCAGTTTATCTTGATACTCTTCGGCTTCCCTAGCTCTTACAGATAGCTCCTGCATTCTTTCTTCAGCATCGACTGCATCTTGTTGCAGCTGCTTGATAGTTGCTTGGTTTGTTTCAGCAACTAGAGACAACTTTGCATTATTGTCCCTCAGCCTAGCAATAGTAGCTTGACTGTCTTGATAGTAGAAGTAACCGCCGCCAATCAAAGATCCAAATAACAAAAGCACAATAAGAAAAGGCATTACACATTCTCCATCCTAGTCATTAGACGTTCAGCACGATTGGTAACTTGTCTGTACCAAAGCGAGTCACGTCCTTCGACTGCGGCTGTTTTCCAATCACCTTCGTGGATAGCAGCATTAAACTTTTTAAATTTTGATAGTCTCGTCCTACCCATGTTAAACATCATATTAACCAAGATCTGCTGGACCTCGTCTGGGAAACTTCCAAACTCCCGTTCTCCGTATAGATGGCCACACTCTCGTTCGGCAATGTCAAGGTCTCCCTCAAAACACGCCCGCACTCTTTCTTCACTAACTGGAGTTCCAATTTGTTCTCCGTATTCCGGATCACTCTCTTTGATAAGGTGACCGACTCCAAAGGTTGGGTAGCCGAGGTGGTCGAGATACACGACATATTCCACTCCCTCGTCGATTTTAAGTTGCTCATAAACAGCTTCCCTATTCATAATCCCTTCCCATGTAACAGTTATGATCTTGGTTTCTTGCCCAACTCAACTCTTGAATGATACGGTTGTACCATTGCTTGTCATATTTATCCTTCGCTTTATCCATATCCTGAGCAAGCTGACTGATACGAATATCAATATACTCAGTAATAGTATGCTGTCTTCCTCTACGCATCAGTAACTACTCCTGCTCTCAACGAAATCATTTTCTACAAGAATAATATCAAATGTTGAACTTACCTTCGTACCGGTAGATGCAATAGCTCTGATTTCTATATCGG